AGAAAGAATGAATAAAATTAAAAGATGTTCTAATTGCATTAATTATCAAGATAATTTATGTAATGCACTTAATGACACATTATTAATTAATATTCGAGTGTTTAATAGTAAAGGTGTTGAAGTTTATGATCATGATAAAAAATATAGCATCATGATTAAAGACAAGCATAAGAATAATTTTTATTGCAAATATTTTAAAGAAAGGAGTAATTAAATGTCTTTTCCTACTAATCAAAGTGTTAAAGCAAAAAGAGAATTTACAAGTCCTATTAAAGAATTCTTAAAAGTTAAAAGAGATAAATATGAAATAGCAAGATTTTTGAATGTTGATGAAAGAACAGCTAGATATGAAGTTGAAAAACTTGCTAACTTTTATGCAGTAATTAGTGGATCATTCCAAAAAGGTTATAGACTAGCTAAACCTATTGACTCAATGACTGCTGAAGAAAAACAAATTGAATTAGAATTAATTAATCGTAGTATTGCTGAATTTAATTCGAGAATAAAAAAGTTAAAAAGAAGAATGAAACCATTAATTGCTTATAAGAAAATGTTGATGAAGTTAAATAATCAAGAAAGGAGTGAATAGATGCAAGCTTATAAAGACTATCTTGAAATAAAAAAATTAAGAACAGTCGAAGAATATAAATTAAGATTATTAAGAGCAAAAGCCAAATCACTTCTACCTAATGAAACTGAAGAACTTGATAGAATTAAAAGACAAATGAGACTTCAAGAAGCGTTTGTTGAAAAGATAAAGGAAGAAACCCATAAACTAAATAATGAATGGCAAGATATATGTAATTCATTTAATGACATTGAAGGGCAAGTATTTTATTTAAGACATATAAAAGGTTTTTCACTAAAAGATATAGCAACACAACTTGATAGAAGTTATGGTTATATAAGAATTATTAATAACAGAATTAAATCATTTTTAAAACAATATAACAATTATATCTAAATTATAACAATTTAAATCAATCTCTAACATTTGTGATAGTTAGGGATTGCTTTTTTTGTTTTACAATGAAAATGAAGGGAGTTGTTTTCATTATGACTCATGAAGATTTGGTTAAAAGAGGTAAAGAACTAGCACGAAAGAATAAAGAAAGACTAGAAAAAATGTCTCCTGATGAACGAAAAGAATATTTTGCAAAACTAGCTGCAAAAAGAAAGAAAACTAAAGAAAAAAATAAAGCCTTATCTACCTCTCTTAAAAAAATAGTAAATGGAACTTATATAGACGAAATAGATGGAACTAAATTGACTATCGCTGACAAAATGAATATTGCATTAACGGTTAAAGCAATGAAAGGTGATGTCGAAGCTTATAAAGTGGTTCGAGATACTATTGGTGAAAAACCTACCGATAAAGCTGAAATGGATACTACTATTAAAATCACTTTAAGTGATGAGATTAAAAAATTGGCTAAGTAGGTGATGGTTTGGGGGAAGGATTAACATTACAAATACCAAGTCTTTATCCACCGCAAATAGAATTTTGTAAAGCAACCACAAGATATGTCGGTTATGGTGGCAGTCGAGGTGGGGGTAAATCATTTGTTGCAAGAATAAAAGCATCATTACTTTCTGCTAATTATCCCGGAATTCAAATTCTTATATTAAGAAGAACATTCCCAGAATTACAAGAAAACCACATATTGCCTTTACAAAAGCTTTTAAAAGGTGTTGCTGAATATAAAGTTGCTGATAAAGTATTTATTTTCCCAAATGGATCACGAATAAAACTGGGTTATTGTAAGGCTGAAAGCGATGTTCTGCAGTATCAAGGGCAAAGTTATGATGTCATTTTCTTAGAAGAAGCAACTCAATTTACAGAATTTCAATTTCAAACATTCACCGAATGTAATCGTTTAAGTGGAAATATTCCTGTTCAATATGGTTTTACTCCAAGAATGTATTTCACTGCCAATCCGGGTGGTGTCGGACATAATTGGTTTAAAAGATTATTCATTGACAAGAATTATCGAAACAAAGAAAAAGCTGAAGATTACACATTCATACGAGCAAGTGTTTATGATAACAAATTCTTAATGGAAAATGACCCAAATTATGTTGAAGCATTAGAGAACCTACCTGAAAAGCGTAGAGCTGCAATGCTTTATGGTGATTGGGATGTATTTGAAGGTCAAATGTTTGAAGAATTTAATAGAGCAATTCATGTTATTGATCCATTTACAATCCCTAATGATTGGCGAATTTATAGGACAAGAGACTATGGACTAGATATGACAGCAGTATTATGGATTGCATTAGACCATAGAGATAATGCTTATGTGTTTAAAGAATTGCATCAACCTAACTTAATTGTAAGTGAAGCAGGGCATAAAATTAACGAAATGACAACAGAACCTATATTTTGCGATTTAGCACCACCTGACTTATGGAACAGGCATAGTGATACAGGTAAAAGTGCAGTTGATATTTTTAGAGATGAATGTGGACACTACTTAACAAAAGCAAATAACGATAGAGTAAATGGTTGGCTTGCAGTTAAAGAATGGCTTAAATGTATAAAAGACTATGATGGAGTAGTTCATCCTAAATTAAGAATATTTAAAAATTGCACTAATTTAATTAGATGTTTGCCTTTACTTCAATATGATGCAAAAAATCCAAATGATGCATCAACAGAACCACATGAAATTACTCATATAACTGACGCATTAAGGTATTGGTGTTTAAGTTGGACATACCCACCTGTTAAACCTGAAACTATTAGAAAGCGAGTTGAAAGAGAGTGGGCATTAAGTAAAGATGAAGATGAGAATGAAGGGAGTTATATGCAGTGGTAATTACAAAAAAGCAAATGAATAAATTTGAAAATTGCTTTGCTAAAAGTAAATATGTTGAAGATTACTTAAAACCAATTAAAAGCAAAATAAAGATTTTAGAAAGTGATTATAAAGCACTTAAAAGCGAATATGCAAATTTAATGGCTAAGCACAATGAAATGATTGAGATTAATAAGAATTTGACTAAGAAAATTGAAGAATTAGAAGTTGAAAAAAATAACTTATTAGCCAAGCAAAGTAAAGACCTTGTCGAAATATATCAAGAATGGCTAAGGTGATGAAGCGTGGAAGAAAGACGAATTACAAAAGTCTGGGAAGATTATCAAAATGGGAAATCTTATGCTCAAAACTTAGGGATTACTTCTCAAATACCTATAAATGTTAATTTTTATGAAGGCAGACAATGGTCTCCACCTACTGAAAGAACCAAAAATATGCCTAGACCTGTTGTCAATTTTATTGAAATGGTTGTTGATAACAAAATTAGTAATGTCTTAGGTAGTGCGGTAAAACTTAATTTCATTGCTGAAGGGGATGATGAAGCAACTGATAGAGTTACTAACTTTGCAGAGTTTATTCAAAAAGAGCTAAATCAAGGAGAACTTGATGATATTGCAGCTCAAGATGGTGCAGTAAAAGGGACTTATATTTATCACTATTATTGGGATGAAACTGCAACAGGTAAAAAAGGAAATTTTGAAGGTGGTTTAAGAGGTGAAATAATTGATCCATTAAATATTTATTTTGCTGATCCAAGAGAAATCAATGAGCAAAAGCAAAAATGGATAATTATCGAAAGGCGAGAAGAAGTCTCAAGAGTTAGAGAAATGTGCGATAAGGAAGAATATAAAAAATTAATTGTTTCTGATAATTTAGAGACTGTTTATAACGAACAAGAACAAAATGGCTCTGAATTATGCACATTACTTACTAGATACTTTAGGAAAAATGGAGAAGTTTATTTTGAAAAAGCAACTAAATACACAATGGTTCATGGGCCTAGACCACTTAATCCATTGTTAATTGAGAAGAAATTAAAAATTAAATTTGATGAAGAAGGCAATGAAAAAATAGATGGGCAAATTGCAGATAGCCCTGATAGTAATTTAGAAAAAGTTGACGAAACAGATATTGATAGATTCAAAGCGACTTTATATCCAATAGTTGTTGGAAGTTGGAAAAGACGAGACAAATGTATTTTTGGTAGAAGTGAAGTTGAAGGATTAATACCAAATCAAAAAGCAATCAACTTCCAAATTGGTATGACTTTAATGAATGCACAAGAATTAGGTTGCCCTAAGATAATTGTTAAACAAGGTTCATTACAAGGTCAAAAAATAACTAATGAGCCTGGACAAGTTATAACTGATTATTGGCAAGGTAGTGGTAGTGGAATATTTCCATTTCAAGTTCAACCTTTTAGTGCTGGTTTAATGGAAATAACACCAATGCTATTAGACTTAACAAGAACAGTTAGTAATTCAACTGAAGTTATTACAGGAGATATGATTGGCAGAGACCTATCTGGAATTGCTATTGCACAATTACAAGCACAAGCAGATAAACCTATTGCAAGACTCAGAAAGAACTTCTGGAGAGCAAAAGAAAGGATAGGCAAAATCTTACTACAATTCTTTGTACTTTATTACGAAGATAAAGAATTTAGTTATGAACTAACAGAAGATAAATATCAAAATGCACTTGAAGAAGCTAAAAGACATGGTTTGCCTCTTGAAAGTGTAAATAGAGTTGTTAGTGATGTCTTTAATGGTGCTGAATATCGAGGTACTAGATTTAATATCGTTGTTGAAGCTGGTGCTGGAACTCAATATAGCGAAATTGCAAGTATGCAAATGCTAGACACATTACTTCAAATGGACAAGATTACATTTGAACAATACTTTGAATTATATCCTAAGACAGCAATGCCATTTAAAGCAGAACTTAGAGCAATTCAAAGAAAGAATGAATTAAGTGAAAATGCTCAATTAAAACAATTAGTTTTGAATTTACAAGAGCAATTAAAACAAGCACTAGTAAGAATTAAGCAACAAGACTTTGAACTTAAGAATAATCAAGAATATACGAATAATTTAACCAAAGAATTTGAAAAGCAATTTAATTCTTTAAGACTTTTAGTTAGTAATCAAAATCAAAACACTACTACTCAAAGTGAAAAACAAGTAGTTTAATTAGCATTTCTGTTTTACTGTCTTTCATAATTTTTCCTCTCAATAAGGTGGTGGTAAGGTTTTATATCCTCCCTCTTTTCCTTACTATCACCTTCTTAGAATGCGGGTGTAGTTTAATGGTAAAACAACGGTCTCCAAAACCGTAATTGTAGGTTCGATTCCTACCACCTCCGCCAATAATTCATAATTAAAAAGTTTTTACCATTTTCTTTTCAAAAAAATGAGATACCGCTATTAAGCGAGAAAGGAATTAAAAATGAACGATAATACTTTACTTAATGAAGAATTAGAAAGTAAAGAAGCAGAACCTGTCGCTAATGAAAATGTAGATGATTTAGAAAATAGCGAAGGAAGTAAGGAGGTCGCTACTCCTAAGGAAAGTGATGATTTAGAATTTGATGATTCTTCAAGTGAAGAAAATAAGAATAATAAATCTAAATCTGGTAAAAAGCAAACAGCCGAAGAAAAAAGACTTGCATTTCAAAGAAGGCAAGCCCAAAAAGAAAAAAAGCGTTTAGAAGAAGAACGCAAAAGATTAGAACAAGAGTATTTTGAAAAAGGTTTAATTAAAGGTGCAAGTGGAGTTAATAAATTCACTGGCAAGAAAATTGTCGATAAATTCGATGTTGAAGAATATAAAACAATGCTTGAAATGGAAGAAAAGGGGCTAGATCCTACTGATGTATTTGCTTATGTTGATTATGTAAAAGATAAACAAAGAGCAGAATTAAAAAAGCAAGAAGAACTTAAGTCTGAAGAAGAAAAACAACAAGAAAGATTAAAAAATGATATTGAAAGTTTTACTAATAAATATCCTAATGTTGACCTTGAAGCATTACTAAAAGATGAAGATTTTCAAGATTTTTCTGAGAATTTATTAGGACAAGCTCCGCTTGTAAATATCTATGAAACCTTTTTAAAAATTAGTTCTAAAACTGAAACTTTGGTTGACAAAAAAGCAAGAAGTAAAATTGCAAAAGGTTTAGCTAGTCCGGGTAGTCTAGGCGGAACTTCAGAGTCATTACCTAAGAGCATTCATGAAATGACAGATGCAGAATTTGAAAGATATGTCGAAGACGCAAAGGCAGGCAAACTAAGCAAACTTTATAATTAATTAATTTTTGAAAGGGAGATGAAATTTAATGAGCGGTGTTGATTCTAGAATTGATGGAAGTCAATTATTTGGTACATTTAGTATTCAAAACAAAGAATTTTATGAAAAAACCTTACTTAAGAATTTAAGACAAGAAGTATTTTTATATGATTATGCTAAGAAAACAGTAATGCCTAAAAAGCATGGAGATACAATTAGTTGGAGAGTTTTCAAAGATTTGAGAGTTCCTACTGCTCCATTAATTGAAGGTGTTACTCCTGACCCTAATAACCTTGAAATGGTTGAATTTAAAACAACTATAAAAGAATATGGAGACTATATTAGATTTTCTAACCTAATTGATTTATTAGGGATTGACCCATTTATTACTGAAACTAGTGAATTATTTGGTGTTCAAATTGCACAATTAATTGACAATTTAATTAGAGCAGAACTTGAGAAATCTATTAACGTTTATTATGCAGGTGATGCAACATCACGTGATCAATTAGATTCAAATACTGCAAACATTATTACAACTACTGATATTATTGATATTGTAAGAATTATGAAACGATACAACGTTAAACCTTTAAAGGGTGGAGACTATGTAATGTTTATTCATCCTGATGTTGAATTTGACTTAAAGAGTGCAACAGGGAATGGAAGTTGGCTAGACATTAATAAATATGCTGATAATACTCCATTACTTAAAGGTGAAATTGGTAAGATGTTAGGAGTAAGATTTGTAGTAGATAATAATATTTCAGTAATTGAAAATACAGTAGGTGGAAATACTTATAATGTTTATAAAAACATTGTATTAGGAAGAGATGCATTTGGAACTGTTGAACTTGAAGGAGCAGGTGCTAAACCTTCATTAATTCATAAACCATTAGGAAGTGCTGGAACAGCAGACCCTCTAAATCAACAACAAACATTAGGTTGGCATATTGAAGGTTTTGCTACAAGAATTCTATATGATGAAGCAGTACTAATTTATGAATGCTTAAGTGCAGCTGATACAATTAGTGATTTAGTTGATGCTAATAGAAATCATTATAGTAATGCTGAAACTGGCAATAGGGCTTTAACAAGAACACTTGCTACTCCTGTATTAACTGCTGGAACAAATAAAGTAACTTGGAATGCTATAACTGGTGCTGATGCTTATGTAATTTATAGTTCAGCAACATCTGATGGAACATTTACTGTGGTTGGTATAACAAGAAATACTGAACAAACTGTATCAGGAACTGAATATTATAAAGTAATGGCTATTGG